GGATAAAATCAGCATGGCTGGTTTTTCTCTTTCTTTAGGAAAGAACTACATTCATAGAGATTACTTTACTATTAATTCACAACTATTTAAACACTCTGTGTTAAATGGTCATGATTACTTTAATAGTTTAGGTTTCTACAATGTAGGACTGGTACAAAATCAACAACTTGATACTCGAATTAAAGCTTTGAAACCCATCTGGGATAATTATAATGTTGCTATGTCGAATTGTGTTAGTAAAACTTTCACTCATCGACGTTTCTTTCATTATAATATTGAACAGATTAACACTCTTACTCAAAATGGAAATATAAATTTATTTATAAGTCCTTTTTTGGGAGGATTGGGATTCAATCTTCATGACGAAATCAAGCCCTATATCAAGTTTACGCATTTTCAAAGACGTTTAGGAGGTTTCCTTTTACATATGCTCAAGAGTTTTCAACCCTCAGAGCTAATGGAAGATTTTACCTTATTTATTTCTAGAAAAATAGCGTTGATTGATCCGAATATGAGAGCTAGGCCTAAGGCCTTATTAAAAAAATTCCACTTAGGTAGATACACAGTGATTCCTGCAATTGGACCGTTGGATGCTTTATGTAGGGACATAATCGATAGAACGTTTAAAACGCCCTTAATGGCCGACGATGATGTGGCAGAGAGTGGTGCTTTGGAATTCCAAAGTGTTCCGCCTCGCATCATCTACGCAGTCAGAAAGGAGGCGAAAGCCTTAAATGTTAGTTTTTCAACTAAAACTCGACCTTCAAGATTATGTTCTTTCCCCTATAGAGTTGTTGAATTTATTGGACCTATTGAAAAGACTGAGGGCGCAAGCCCCTTTCTTTCTATGGAACAATACTTTGAATAAATAATTATTTTCGAACACACAAGATTATAGCTAACGTTTTAAAATAGTGATAAAGGCGACAGATACAGAGTATTGAGGCTTTATCTACGTTAGAACTAGTGAATTGTGTGTCATATGTTAGATTTAAAATAAATTTCTAATCCTCCCGAGACCCAATAGGGGCCTTCCTTACTATTTTAATAGGTAAAGTCGGGAGTTCTTTGATTTATTTTAAATCTAAAAGCATTATAACCAAACCTAAATTATATTTAAGTTTCGCTAACATGGAAAATAATAAAAAATCCAAAGTTAATTCAAAATCCAAATCCCCTAAAGTTCAATCAGTGTCTGTGGCCTATTCCAAGCCCACGAAGACAAAGAAACCGAAAATTAGTGGTAATCCTTATGCAGAAAATGGTTCAGTTAGAATTCGTCATCGAGAATTTTTAAATGATATATTGGGATCGAAAGATTTCGATAACACTTCCTTTCCTATAAATCCTGGCTTAAAGGTAACTTTCCCTTGGTTAAGTGATATTGCGAATAGGTTCGAATCATACAAGTTTCATGAATTGAAATTTGAATATGATCCTACTTGTACCTCTATCACACCTGGGTCCGTTCTTATGGCCGTGGACTTTGACGCTTCAGACAAGAAGGCTGCTTCCAAACAGAATATGATGAGTTATCATAATGCTGTTAGAAGTGCTCCATGGTCTTGCGTTGAATATACATCTTCTAAACCAGATTTACTAAAATTTGGCGTTCAAAGATATATTAGATCGGAAGATATCCCCAATACTGATATCAAGACTTATGACGTTGGTACGTTCCAATTAGCAACTATATTAGCAAGCGACGATCTCGTCCCATGGGGCGAGCTATATGTTGATTATGATGTAGAACTATTTACTCCCCAGATCCAAGATGATTTAAAATCATCAAGTTGTCTAGCACAGTTTTTACAAGGTGTTACCAAGGATAACTTAGTTACTGAGATAGGTGAAGATGAATCATCATCGACACCAATTGTAACTTTGACTCCTGGTTCCAATATTGTAAAATTCAATGTTAGAGGGCAGTTTCTAGTAACCGGAAATGCTTTTACGCAATTAACGGGTCCGTTAAATGTTCTTTATCAAATCACTCCTGGTCAGCCAATTACAATCAGTCCTCCACTCGTATCTACCTTAACGGCAGGTGAGTATGGGCAACAATGTATTGTAACTATCACTGATGAAGATGCGCTTTGCTTATTAAGTTGCAATAGAACAGCTGAGATTTCTAACTTTAACCTGAGAATCACCTCGTATCCTCAACCTTTGGCTTAGGCAACTAAGTTACCAT